AGGCAAGGGACTGTCGGTCGGGAAGATTTCAGGCAAGGAATACGCCTACCACTTCTACACACTCACGGAGCCAATGTCGTTCCGATTGAGCGAGAAGAGAAAGTGTATCATGTCATTCCACCAAGTCAAGGTGATGCTTGAAAAGCTTATAATCGAGAACCATATTCAAAAACAGAACAACTGCTGTGATACTATATTTTATAGCGTGAATCCTGTGAGCAACAAGCAAAGACGTTCCTCACAGGCACGTGTCAAGCGTATGTGCGGCGGAAGGGTTGTCGAGAATACGGACAGACTCAGTTATGAGCGTATCGGCTCTTTGGTAGGAGTGTCGCGCTCTACGGCGAAGAAAATCGTCAAGTCAATGGTAAAGGCCCACACATTGAAGGTGAGCCAAAACTATGAACTTGTATGTGATGACGCAGAATGGAGCATCGGAGGTTCGCACAGTGACGAATCTCTCAGACTTTGCGCGAAACATTACGCAGAGTTTTTCAAGGAGCAAGGATATAAGGGTTATCCGGTACTCCGATGGAACAAAGAGACCGGTGTCAGCACTCATATCTCATTGTACGCACAATATGCAAATTCATACCGTGTGGTAAAGAGCAGAGTGACCTATCTCAGTGGCTATACTTGTTTCCATTCCCAAAATTAACCCCTATAATTTTATAGTATTATAGAATGGGTGAATATATGGGCACACGAAGGCGCGGACATGGCGCGAGGGTTAAGTAAAGGCATTAAGAGTTGATATTTATCTAAAACTTAGTGTATTTATAAAATTTTTCGCAAAAATTCGGCCGAATCTCGGTGTTTTTCCGAGAACAAACAAACAAATATCAATCATTAAAACTCAGTGAAAATGGAAAATCAGAAAACTTACGCGGCCTACTTCCGTGTATCCACGCAGAAGCAGGGCCAGTCAGGCTTGGGCTTGGAAAGCCAGCGTGACATCTGTCTTGACTATATCAAATCTGTCGGTGGCGAGTGTTCGGCCATGTTCCAGGATGTGGAGTCCGGTAAGAGTCGCACCCGTAAGGGCCTGTGGGATGCCATCGAGTACTGTAAGTCCAACAATGCCGTGTTGGTGTTCGCCAAGTTGGACCGACTGGCCCGTGACATCGAGTTCACGTTCAAGGTCATCAACACCGGGGTGGAGGTTCACTTCTGTGACATGCCTGTGGTGAATACGATTATTCTCGGCGTGTTCGCTTCCGTGGCCCAGTATGAGAGAGAGCTGACCTCCACCCGTACAAAGAACGCATTGAAGGCGAAGAAGGAGCGTGACGGCTCATGGAAGGAGCTGTACGGAAAGAACACCGGCGGCTCGTATTCCGAGTCATGTGCAAAAGCCCGTGTCGAGAGTGCCAAGTCAAGAAAGGAGAAAGCGCAAAAAAATCCGCGCAACGCCTTCTTTTGGAAGTTCGTGCAAAAGTACGAGGACAAGCACGGGCGTATTCTCCCGGATACCGACGTCACCGAGGTGGTGTCCGAACTCAACTTCTACGGTGCGCTGACGGCCACCGGGTTGGCCTTCAACAACTGTCGCTTCAAGGCGATGCTCACCAACTGTAGGAGGATATTCGACTCTATATAAAAAGTTAAATAGGGTTAATATGTTTCATATATGAAAATAAATGACTATATTTGTATCGTTATAAACAAATCTAAGAAAAGATGGAAGGAATAGATTATGAAAAAGACTGCCGCGCTGCCTTGGACAAGGTGAGAACCGAAATCATGGCAAGGATGGAGAAGTGCGACATCAGCAAGCGCCAGCTGGCCATCCAATCAGGCGTGACAGCGAGAACGGTGTTCATGTGGCTCAACGGACATTCGGCGGGAATCAACCTGACGACGCTTGTCCGTTTCTGCCTGACACTTGGTGTGGACTTAAAGCTGGAGGAACGGGCATGAAGATTCAGATTGAAAGAAAGGTGCTGTCCGACGCTTTGGAGTTCGTCGCTCCGCTGTCGGGGAAGTCGAAGGTGCTTCCCATCCTTGAGAATGTGAAGGTTGTCACGAAGGGTGACAGACTGAGATTGCAGTGTTCCGATTCCGTGAACACGGTGAGAAAGTACGTGCGGGCCATTACGGTCACTGAGGACTGTGAGTTCCTTGTCGACTGCAAGAACCTGTTCGACTTGGTAAAATCGCTCAAATGCGACATTGTCGACATCGAGGTGGACCTGAAGGAGCGTATGCTTACGCTGACACACAGCACAGGTTCCGCACAGATGCCGGCGCCCGACCCGAAAGATTTCCCCGATATTGTGAACAAGGAAATAGAGGCGGAGGTGGACGTGCCCTCGTCGCTGTTCTATGACGCCTGTGAGTACGCGCCCAAGTTCGCCGGCAACAACGAGCTTACGAAGCCGCAGCTTACGCACATCTACATGTACGTGGAGAACAACGCCTTCGGTTACTGCTGTACCGACGAGAGTGTCCTGATTACCGAAGAGAATCCGTTGGATGGCACCGTGCCCGATTGCGGCTGGCTGGTGAATCCGTTCTGTGCGGGCCTTCTGAAGCTCGTGTGCAAGGAGGCTGACTTCGTGAATGTGAAAATCAGTCAGGGCAACATCCAGTACAAGATTGGGGACGCCTACCTGTCTCACCCCGTTCCCGAAGTGAAGTATCCCGCTTTCAAGAGAGTGCTCCCCGTCACCTTTGAGGGAGAGTGCGAGGTGAATGTGAAGGATATGACCTCCGCCGTGCTCCGTGCCGCATCCTTCACCAACAAGGACCGTGACTGCATGAAGGTGCGCTTCGGACGGACCGAGACCGTCATCGAGGCCGAGTACATCGAGTACGCCAAGAAGTCCAGCGAGAGGGTTCAGTGCGGCTGTAACGCCGAAATGATGATTGGCCTTTCGGCCGGCCGTCTGAAACGCGGCCTTGACGTCTTCAAGGGCAGGGACATTGTCATGCAGTTCAATGACAAGTCAAGACCCGTGGTGCTGCGGGACAAGACAGCACCGAGCAGAATGGTATTGATTATGCCAATGATGGTTTAGCTTTTCGACAAACTTAGTATTAGCGACTTGAAAACACTATAATCATACTTTGGGAAAAAACACAGTGATTATGAGCAAAAGAACATCAAAGTTCGTGGTGGTCCCCACCAATATATGGGAGACCGAACAGCTTTCCCTCGTGGAGAAGGCTGTCCTTATAGAGATAGACTCCGTGGCCAACGACTGTCCGTCACCGAGTTCCATCGCCAAGACCTTCGGCATCTCGCTCGACGAGGTGCGGGAGGCCGTGAAGAGCCTTTCCAAGAAAGGCGCCCTTGACGTCCGGTTCGATGAAGTGGGGAAGCCCACCTACATCACCTCCATGTACAAGGAGGATTATTCAAGGGACGAAAGTAAGATAAGCGTGGAAGGCGTGATGCCGACCGGGGAGAAGATGGATTACGAATACATCGCCGAGATGTGGCAGAAAATCTGTCCCGAGCTTCCCCAGCCGACAAAAATCACAACCAAGCGCCGCCGCAAGATGCACGCCGCCATCAAGGGCAATGACTTCACGCAAAACAACGTCATCCAAGTATTCAGACTCGTTCACGCCAGTGACTTCCTGAGCGGAAGAAGGGCGGGTACCACATGGACCGCCACCTTCGACTGGGTGTTCAAGAGTCCGGACATCATGCGCAAGATTTTCGAGGGAGGGTACTGTTACTCTCCCAACGAGAAGGAATCTTACAAGCAAATCATGGATACCAATCCGATTGCCGGTGAGAAGCCCAAGCGCTTCGTGACCGTGCTGGATGACGAGTTCCAGTAGGAGTTTTTCATGTTTATATTATTTCGTTTTTCCGGCGGTACGGCAGGCGTGTCCTATGCCGCCGGTTTTATTCTCTTTAATTACAGTTAAAACAAAACAAGCAAATGATTGCAGCACAGACATATACGTCTTCAATGAACAATTTTATGAGGATGAGCGAGCAGGATGTGCGCGTCGCTCAGGCGTGCGCGTTCAACGGGCAGCTCTCCGAGTTCGACTTCCGTTACAAAATCAAGCGTGACACCGAGGAAATCATGCAGAAGCTCGACAAGGAAGAGCAGGTGTTCATCGGGTACCTCCCGCTCGTCATCTCGCACCTCGCGTGGATGTACGCCTTCAAGGTGAAGGATTACGCGGTACAGCACAAAATATCGTCGCTAAGGCCGCTTACAAGGCTTCTGACGCAGGTTCGCCAGCGGTATGAGGAAGTTATCAGCCAAGACCTTTCAAGCGCCCATACGCGCTCCATTTACGACGAGGCCGAGAGAATGTTCAACGAGTGCCAGTGGGATTTCACCACGCTGTACTTCTCCGTCAGCAATTCCTTGAAGAAGGCCCACCCCGACGTCACACACGACGAGATGCGGACCTACGCCTTCATGGGCATCATCTTCATCGACATCCTCGAACAGCACAACAAGGACGCCGACAGACTCGTGGAGAGGAAACTGGGCGGCGACCAGCAGACCATCACCAATCCGTGCATGACCGCCCTGCGGCTTGTGTTGCGTGACTACGTGGACTCGCTGGCCATTCCGTATGACACATGTATCCAGCTCGGCATCAAGATTTTCCGTAAAAATCTGAAAAAAGTGAAATTTCCCGTGCTGGGCGATTAAAAAAGCCACTATATATTTGTTTATCTGAATAATTGTCTGTATCTTTGTGGCATGGAATATAAGGAAACAGACAGAGATTCGACAATGAAGGACTTCTTCAAGATGGCAAGAAGGCTGGGACTGTGCAGGGAGTACACCGCGAAGTGGGCCTCCTGCAAGACCAAACGTCAGCTGATGGATGTGGCGCTCGACGCCAACGGACTGCCTTGGGTGGCCGGCTCCATCGCTGACGGATGGGGTCTCAGCCAAGACTACATCGAGAAGGAGTTTTTCGGTTTTCTGAACGGCCGGTACGTACACGACAACAACGGGTACACATCGGCCATCTATGTAAACACCGCCTTTATCCCCGTACACACCACGGCGGCCCTCGTCATCGGCTGCCACGGGGAGATACACACAGACCGCCTTTGCGAACTGCATGTCGTGGACTCAAGTGTGAGCGTGACGGGCGAATCTGCCTGCAATGTGTATCTTTACAATTCCACAGTCACCAACATGGGCGACACGAAAGCCCGCATCAAACAGATAGAAAAATGAGCAACGGAGTGAATTTTTACATCAGACGCTACGGCAAGGACGAACAGCAGGTGGATATAGAGAAAGAGTTCCACTGCATCTACTCGTCGCTGAAGAACTCACAGGAGTGGGGAGCCGTGAAGAATGTCTATACCGAGTCATACCCCGGAGAGGACGGAGTGCAGGTCTACGTGCCCGAGACACCGGCTTTCGAGGCTGTCGACTGCGAGCTGACGCTGCTGTTCCAGTCATCCACGGCGATGGACGACGAACAGAAGTTCATGGAGTTCGTGCAAGGGAAGAGGTTCGAGTGGTACGACACGTTCCGCAAACGCTACATCGAGTTCTACTCCGCCGAACAGCCCACTCTCGTGAGCGAGAAACTGTATGCCGGCAAAGGCTCCTACCGTGAGGTCAAGTACAAGTTCAAGAACTTCATGGGAAGAACCTATACCGAGAGCCAGTACGAAGCCCTGTCGTGACAGCCACCTTTGATTACCAACCAAATTAACCTTTGATAAAATGAAGACAATAGAAGAAATCAACGAGTTCATGCGTTCGGTGGGCGTGACCGCTCCCGTGAGGGCCAAGAAGGCGCTTGAGCGTATGGGCTTCAAGGACCTCGAAAGGATTGAATGGAAGAAAGGCCCGTTCCTTCTCGGCGACTTCCTCGAATGGCTGTTCGCCGATGACGAGGATTCCGAAGAGGAAAGCGAGCGTACCGCCGACATCAACCCCGGTGATGTGGTCGTCACCATCGACAAGGACGAACAGGAGGTGTACAAGACCGTGCGTTACGTGTTCTATGACGAAGAGGAAGGCGAACACATGCTGGCGTTCACCGACCTGACGTGGGACTATGCCTCCGATGTGGCCAAGTGCGCCGTACAGGGGACCGAACGCTTCAATATGGAAGATGCACTTCGTAGAACAATGGACTGACAATATGGAACTGAATCTTGAAGAATGTCTGAAGGCGGCTGGGATAGCCGTCCTTCCGGCCGTCGCCGACAGCAGTAACGAGAAAACTTGGGTACAGGCTGTAGCGCTCGTAAAGAAGGTGGATGGCACCAAGAACTACGCCATCGTTCGCCGTGTAGCCGAAGGAGGAAGCCCCGAGCTTAGACGGGACTTCGGACGTCAGGCTGCCATCTCTGAGATTGTGGAGGTTTATCCCTACGTGACCATAAACTGGAAGGTGTTGAACCGCTTCCGCGAACAGGACAACCTGATGATGGTGCTCACCTCTCGCTGCGGCCTTTCGTACAGCGACGCAACGGCACTTATCGCCACCGACGGGAAGAGCGAGGACAAGCTGAAAACTGACCGCGAGACCGTCAAACAGCTGACTTGGGACGCCGCCGCACGGCACTCCATCGAACTGGACGCCGAAGAGGCCCGCTGCGCCGAGAAGGAGGCTGAGGCTGCCCGTCTCGCCGAAGAGAAGGCGGCTGAGAAAGAGAAGGAACAGGAAGCTCAGGAAGCAGTTGAAAAACAGGCCTCCATCCCCACGTCCGGCAAGCGTCGCAATTACAAACGCAAAAAGCCTATCTGATGGACGAACGGACAGTAATCCAAAGAGTGCTTTCTTCCAAAGGGATGTCCGAAGAGGATTTCTATGGGAGAAAGCGAACAAAGGACTTGTGTCTTGCAAGGGCTTTGGTGATGTACTACCTGCATTTCAACATGAATGTGTCAACATATCATATTGCTGATTCGCTCAACAGAAACAGACGCAATGTGTGCCGTTGGATGGCTCACACGAAGTTCCAGCTTGAGCATGACACTTACCTACAAAGCGAATACAGGAAGGTGCTGAGCGCTATCGGTGTTTAACTTTAAAAAACAAGGATACAAATGGCAAAAGGAAAAGAAAAGGCTCCCTCACAGAGAAAGAAGGAGATTATCAACAAGATTATCGGAACCAGCAATGACGCACGTTTTGCAAAAGAACTTGCATACCAGTTACTCGATGTGCAGCGTGAGATAGATAACGGCGCCGATGAAGTCCGTGTGACAACAAAGTCAGTAACTGATACCATCGACTTCGGTGCGGTTAAGTTCCAACGCTGCAACCAAGGTTTCCTGTTCACCGCAAAGGGTGGGATGATTACACTTGTGGAGTGGCGTATGGCGCGTCTGTGCGGGTTTATTCAGAAACTGTTCGACATCCGTGACAATCCGTCGGAGGATGAGGATGCAAAGAAAACGGAGAAAGCGTTCACGTCAGCTATGTGCTACATCTTCCAGTCGCCTATCTTCGCCTGTGTAACGCAAGGCGCTTTGTACAAGATTGCAGCCTGTGAGCTTGAAGCGTACAACGAGGCGGTTGAAGAGAAGCTTGAAAGAGCAAAGGATGAAGAGCCTACAGAGGAAGAGTATAAGGAAGCCGCTGAGGGGGAAGCTATGGAAGAAGCCATTTCCGCTGTCGCTGACGCGGCTGACGCTCTGCCGAAAGAATGACTTACTTGCATACATATAGAAAAGGGAGGCCTATACAGGAACCTCCCTTTCTTTTTTTTAGTTGACGCGCAAGCACCATTTTCCCGCGCTGTTCTGCGTGAATGAATTGCTGAATTTCGTGCCGAACGCGGATAGGATGTCACGTATCTCCTTGACCGCCGAGAGTATCTGCGCATTGGTCGTCGCATACTGGGCGCGTATCATCTCGATAGCCTCCGTAATCTGCGAGTTCGTGTCAGCCACGTAGAATCTCATGGAGTTCAGGTAAGCCTCGATGGCCGCCGCCTGTGGCTCCGTGATGTTCGTGATGCCCTGTTGCAGGTCGGAAAGCACCGCCTCGCCCGAACTGAGGTATCCCAACTGCTCCAGCCAGTCCTTCAACTCGGTATTCAGTTTCGAGGTAATCTCGTCCTTGCGGGCGTTGATTTCAGCCAGTTCCTCTTTCGTCAGAGATTCACCGCCGGAGGAATCCTCGGCCAGCGAGGCGTCCACCAAATCGAACAGCTTCTGCATCCGCTTGCCCACAATTCTCAATGTTGCCTGTTTCAGGATAAGATTGTCGATATAGTCGTCCCACTTGTCCTGCAAGGCATCCAGTCCGTCACCGGTTTCCTTATAGGCATCCAGCCACGCACTCATAAACTCTTCGGCAGCTGACTGCATATTGGATGCTGAGCCGAATCCGCCAAGGGCCTCGAGTTCGTCCTCCAGCAATTCCTTCAACTGCTCGTCCAAATCCTCGATGGCCTGCTGGTACTCTCTCAGCTTGTCGTGGTCGGTGCTCTTCTTGTCCTCTTCCAGTGCAATCATCTGCTTGTAATAGGAAATCTGCGACTCGATGTTCGACTTCGCCTGTTTGGTGCCGCTGGTCAGGTCATCAATCCGGTACGCGCTGTCAATGGCCTTCTCCAACTTCTCGTAGGCCCGTTCAAGGTCTTCCACCTTGTCTTTCAAACGCTCAATCTGACGTTCCTTAGCCTTGTCGCCAGCCTGCAACAGAGCGGAGAACAACCCTACCACAGCGGTCAAAGCCGTAGCGATGATACCGATGATGCCGAGCGTGGAGTTAATCTTTTGACTAAGTGCCACAAGTACGATACCCAGCTGTACAGCACCGTTCACTAAGTTCTCGGCGAACTGAATCCAAGCCTCATCAGTCTCGTTAAGCTCACCCTTCACAGCCTTCATGGCATCGCTCACACCTCCGATTACCTGATTGCCTATCTGGCCGATTGCTTGCAGCTGAGCTGTAAGTTTCTGCGCGGCTTTCTGCGCCTGAATCTGTGCGTCATTGGCATCAACGAGGTTGTTCACCTTCTGTTTAAGAGCGACATTCTGCTGTTTTGTGGCGTCGTATTCCTCGCGGATAACGTCGTTCCCCATATCAAGGTACTGAAGTTGTTCCTCGCTGAGGCCGGCAGAGTTCTCATTGATGTCGTAAATGTCGGCGTCAATATTTCGGATAACTTCGAGGTCTGCAAGATATTTCTCGTTTTCACGAAGGTCGCTCTCACTTCCGATAAGCTTCTGCTGAATCTCGTCAGCCGAACCGAACTCTTTCCTGTACTTCGCAGCCTCTTTGAAGGCCTCTACGTAAGCTTTGACATTTCCGTTGTCAAACTTAGCCTCCACTAACTTTTCCTTATACTGTGCCAGTTGCCGAATCTGCGAGAAGTTCAGGTTCTCAGCGTGCTGCTGAATCTCCGAGATTTTATCAATCATGGAATCCAGCGCCTTGTTGGATACGTTCGTAAGGTCTTGGAATATCTCAGAGAACGTGGACGTCCCCATCAGGGCCTTGAAATCAAGTTCTGCGAGCTTCGACTCGAGTTCTTTCTTCATGCCTTCTGTACCGGCTACAAGCTGGTGCTGCCACTCGCCGATTTTCTGTTGGAGAGCCTTCTTCTCTTCGTCGGTCGTATCAGAGCTGATAAGCTTGCCCTGCGCTTCTGATATAGCCTTCTTCATCATCGACTGGAACTCGGTGATTGCCTTATAAGCATCCAGCTTCTCCTTTGCAATATCCGAGTACGTGGTGGCGAGATACTTGTTGTAGTTTTTAAGCCTCTCCTGTAACTCCTTATTCTCCGAATCGGTAATTCTCTTGTCGTACTCCTTATACACCTTCTCGCCTTCCGAGCCGAACTTCTTCTGATTGACGAGGATTTCTCGATAAAACGTATTCAGCTTCTTCTTGACGTCTTCAACTGTGACAGGAGTGCCACCTACCATGTACGCCATGTCAATATTCAAGCCCATGCCCTGCAACTCCTTCGTCAGATTGTAGTTGGCGAAGAGTTCGTCAAGTTCCTTCTTGAAGTCCTCCATACCCATAGTCTGGACTTCCACGTCAATCGACATTGAGGTATCGGAGATTTTCTTCTGAACCTCGTTCATCAGGTCGTTGTACTGCGCAGGCAGCAAAGACTTCAGACGCTGGAAGGCGGCAACAAGTCCTTTATCGTCAACATCGCCGGCAATCAGGTCTGTAATGCTAAGTCCGCTAACCTTGTCAAGTCCGGCGTCAGAGAACAGTTTGCTAAACGCTTCCGTAATACGCTCGTTAGTAGCCTCGGTGGAGAAGTTTTTAAGGCTCTCCTTATACTGTTTGAAGAAGTCCTCGATATACTTCACACGGTTTTTCCACATTTCAAGAACGGGGTCTTTACCTCCAGACTTTTCTTTGGCGTCATTAGCACCGGTCTCGTCATATACCTGCGCGATATACTTCAACGCCTCGGCCATTTGAGCGGTGTCGTTTACTTTTTGCTCGGTGATCTTATGCTCGTCGAGGTATGACTTCTTCTGCTCGTCCGTCAGTGACTGATAGTGCTTCTGCGTCTTCTCGGCTTCGTCAGCGGAAGCTTTCAGGCGTTTCGCATAGGTAGAGTTAGCCTCTCCGTCGTTCTTGCGGTATTTGGATAACTCATCCAAGTTTACCTTAAACTTCTTTGCTGCGTTCTCATATACCTGCGACTCTCGCTCAAGAGCGTCATTTTTTTCCTGAATGGCTCTCTGTTCGACTTCGTTTGCCGCTGTGATAGCCGCATCGTCCACGTCAGAGAACACATTCGTTTTGAATAGAGTCTGCGCAATTCCGTTGATGGCTTTCTTCAGCCAGTTTACTTTGCCGAGTACCTGAATAATCTTGTTCGTCGTATTGCCAAGATTCTGCACGGCAAGCTTGGAGAATGATGCGAAAGCATCCTTCTTCAATTCGGAAATATTCTTTTCCAGCTTGAACGCATTTGCCGCAGTGTCAAGTAACTCGGGATTCAACTTGATGCCCATATCGGAAGCCATCCGTTTGATGCTCTCTGAAGCTTTGGAAAGTTCCTTATCCAAGTTCTTCATCTGCTCGGCATCCTCTTCGGTAGGAAGCTTGACGCGGGAAAGGGCCTCACGCTTGAACTTCATGTCCGCATAGGCTCTGATGGTTTTCTCCATCGGCGCATACGCAGCGTCGAAGTCATCCTTAATGGCGTCAGCCACACGTTCGGTCATAGCGGTTGCAATCTCATTCATCTGCTTCTTAAGCGATTCAATGCTCTTCTGTGCTTCGTCGGCTTTTTGCCGATAAAGGACTTCCTTCGTCATATCGGTGGCGTATTCAGCCTGCGCGTTGTACCGTTTTACAGCGGCTTCCAAATCGGCTATCTTCTGCTCGTAGTTCTGTACCTTATTGGATAACTGGTCCAACGGAGCGGATGCCAACATCTTATTGAAGTCATCCTGTACACTTACGCCTCCTGTCGTGGCAAGCGTAAGGTTGCCCTCGGCCTCGATAATCTTGTCAATGTCCTTCGTCACATCCCTGAAGTCCTTGCCTACAAAGAACCCGTTCACCCAAGAATTGAGCTTCTTTGTGTCGATATGGCCGGCGAAAGCGTCAGAGAAGCGTTGTCCGATTTTTTCGGCGGTATTCTCCAGTTTTCCGGATGCAAGTTCTTTTGTGATTGTCTCGGTCCACTTGTTAACCGCATCCTTTGTAACATACTCGTCGAACACGTTCTCTCCCATCATGCTCTTCCCAATGTCCTTCATCTTCTCAAGAGCGTCGGTGTAAGCCTTTGACTGTTCGATTGCTGTCATCTTCTTGTCGTATTCCTGAGCGGCGTAATACTTTGTGATGGCATCAGTCGCTTCTGTATAAGCACCGGCACTCTTCTTGATATAATCCTCTTCCAACATATACGTAGGGAGGATTTGGCTGTACACGCGCTTCAACTCGGTCAACGCTTCCTGACGGTCTGAATACGGCTTCGTGGTGTCTGACACTACATCGGCAAGCGTTTTATAGTTCGCTATATTCTCGTCGAGGTGCCCTTTTTGGGTATCACCGATGCTCTTCATTTCATCAGCGAGTTGTTCCGCGGCATCGTCGGCCATCAAAAGATATGTTACAAGCGAACCTAACGCGACGATGGCAAGACCAACGCCGGTGCTTGCGAGCGCTTTCTTTACAGATGCGCCAAAAAGTTGCGCCGCGGTGGCTCCGCTCCTAAGCTCCATTTTCGCCAATGACAACTGCAAGCGTATTCCTTGAAATGCCGTAATGCACTTTGTGCCCAAGTTGTATATGGTAAGCAGCACATACTTGTAAGCGGCCCATCCCACGAACGCGGCCGCAGCAGCCTGTATCACATTCGCAAGCTGTCGCCATGACTTGATTAGTGAGCGTATAAGAGTGAGGACACCGGAAATGGCCCCCTGGCCTTTCTGACCGATTTCGTTCATCATCAAATCGTACTGGTCCTTGATACGCTGCATCTGACCCCAAAGGGAATCCGCCTGCTTCTTCTGCATATCATAGAACATTCCTCCTGCGCTGGTGACTCGCGTAAGCACCGCTTCCACATCCTTGAACGTAACCATCTTCTTATGGATGCGGTCTGTCACGTCAGCCACGCTTACCATCTTTCCTTCCAACTCGGTGTAATAATCCGCAAGGTTCTGTGCGATGTTGAATCCGGCATTGGTGAACTGGCGCACGTGTAACTGTTGCAAAGCGTTGTTTGCCTTGATGTGTCCGTACACCAAAATAAGTCGGTCAATATCGACGCCAAGTCCGGCGGAGATGTCGGCCAGCATCTTTACCGAAGGCTTCAGCTTCTCAGCAGCGACTCCGAACGCAGCCACCTGCTTTGTGGCACGTTCCAACTGCATGATAGAGAACGGAGATTCAAGCGCCATGTTCTGAATGTCCTTGAATACGTCGTTTGCCTTATCCACATCCTGCAAGATAGCGCCCAATGCGATACGCTGCAACTCGAACTGTGCACGGATGTCAACCATCTTCTTGGCAAAGCCCACAATGCCTGCCACGGAGAACGCCGCGGCGAACTTATTGTGCATCTGTTCGGCGAGCGACGCAGCTTTGTTCTGTTGGTTGTTCATCTCGCCCATCGCCTTCTTGATTTGGTCGATGCGCTCCTTCGTTTGGCTGAGCTGCGAGTTCATGCGGTTCCACTCATTAGAACCGAATTTCGTATTTGCCATAGCGGCCTTCAACTCTTTGTAAGCTGTCGTAAGGTCGCGCAGATTACCGGAAGTTTTTGCATTGCTCACGGCAAGTTGTGCGGAATTGAAGGATGCCTCCGTTTTCCCTTTTAGGGCTGCATTGTAATCGTTCTGCGCCTTCGTAAGACGTTGGATAACCTCGCGCAGGTTGTCGGCCTGTCGTTTGTTTGCCCCTTCCGTATCGACAAGCTTTGACAGTGCTGCCTCGCAGTCCTTAATGGCCCGAGCGCGGTTCTCGTATGTATTCGTGAACCTGCCGCTCTTATTGTTGCCGTTAAGAATCGCTTCCGCCTCCTTCATTGCACCTGTATAGGACTGGAGATACTGCTGGTAGCGCTGCTGCTGGTATTGATAGCGCTCGTCGACGGCTTTACGTGCCTGTACGGCACGCTGTGCCTCCGCTGACGCAAAGTCGTCCAGTGTGCGCTGGTTGGCTTCCATTTCCTTCTGTATGCGGTAGTCGGTAATCTCGTTGATATTCTTACGCTCAAGTTCGGCCATTTCGGACTGGTTGGCCGAGTATGTGGCGTTCAAAACGTTGTAAGCGGATGTCTGTGCGGATGTAGGCGTGCCGCCTTTCGCTATCAGGTCGTTATATTCCTTCAGAAGCATATTGATTTTCTCCTGTTCGTTATACAACTTCTTATAACGTGATACATCCTGATTCTCGGATTTCTTAGCTTCCGCAGCCGCGACTTTTTGGACGGCGTCAGCAAGGTCGTAGTTCTTCTTTGCCATAATATCGGCACGGTCTGACTGGTATGCCTCACGTGCCGACTGGGCAATAGAGCTGTACCCTCTCGATACCTCATTGATATGCGACTGAATTTCGCGTACTTGCTGAACGAGGTATTGGATATACTCCTTCTGCGCTTCCGTAGCATGGCCCTGAGCCTTCGTATCCACCTGCACGTTTTTCAGCTCCTTCTCATAACGAAGCTTCTCCGCGTAGAGCGCGGTAATCTGGCGCTGTGCGGAAAGTTCCTCGCTGGTAGGTTGCAAGGTGGACTTGCTCTGCGCGTTAACGAGTTCCTGCGCTTTCACAAGTTCTTTCGACAGTTTGTCAGTATAATCCACCAACTGCTTCTGCCAAGCGAGGTAAGCCTGCATATTGCGCGTATCGAAGGCTTTTTGGTTGTCCTCTGACAACGAAACGTAGCGAGTACTAAGCGAAGCGAGCTGCTGGTCTATATCCTTGATTCTCGACAGAAGGTTTTCTTTCAGTTCATTTTGGTCTGTGGTCAGCGGCGATTTCCCGAGCACGGTGTTCTTTTGGGAAAGAATATCCAAGTTGTTCACCTGCTTCGACAGCTTCAGACGTTCGTTAAGCAATCTGTTCTGTTCCTGTAACGCTTCCTGCTCTGCCCGGTTGTATGCCTGTTCGATGTTCTTCTGCTGTGCGTCATGGACTCGTTGCTTGTCCTGAATCTCCCTCGCGGCGAGTTCGGCTGACTTGTCGTACATTTTTTGCTGTGCGGCAAGATAGCGGGAGGTCTGTCTGTCAAGCGTCTCCTGCTCCTTCTTTTCGTATTTTTCGGTCTCGACAGCGGTACGCTCCAGTTTCTTGATGTAATCGTTAAGCTGCTCGGCCTCCATCTGATAGCGTTTTGCCTGATTGGAGAAGTTTGTCTTATCCGCGGAATTGGTTGCTTGCTCACTGAGCGCCTGATAACGTTTGAACTCGCGTTCAACCTCCTGTAACCACTGATGCAGTTGCTCGAGGTCTTGGCTCGTCTTCTGCAGGGATTCATTTGTCTGATTGCCGAACTTCAACTCTGCTGAATACTTCTTGACCTGCTCCATTGCCTCACTGATGCGGGCGAACGTGTTCTCAGCCTCAGTGTTCTTCATGTTGGCAAGCTCGTTACGCAACTGCTGGATGGCCGCAAGATACTTGTTCACGGTCTCCATATCCCCTTTCTGCCCGATTGCGTTCATCGTCTGACCAAGCGAGGCTATCTTGTTCTCCAAGTCTGCAATATCCTTGATTGCGCCGGTCCGCAAGTCGTCAGGAGTGAACTTTGTCTTTACAAAGGCGGTCTGCATATCACCTGTCTTGACGATGAGCTTGTCGGCCAAACGATACAAGTCGTCAACCTGCTTCTCGAACACCTTTTTGTTCTGCTCGATTAGATTGGTGTCGATGACGGCGTTGGCGAAAGCCTGTGCGCCCTTCGACGGAGCGGTCGCGTTTGAAGCTGCCTCGAAGGACTGGGTGAGGTTGTTCACCTGACCGGAAGCTTTCTCTACTGACGTGCTTATTTGAGCCATCTGTTGCGTAAGCTGGCTCACACTGTTTGCAGCGTCAATGGCACCTTGCGCAAGTTTCTCTACCATAGCGGTAGGGTCGTTCGCGCCGTTCATGTCGATATTAGCCTTGATGTCGATAGACTTTCCCTGCAACGAATTGATGATGTTCTGAAGGTTGGCTATCTCTGTCTTCAGCGCGTCGATGCCGGGCTTTGTCTTTTCGTAGAAAGCGTTACCCAACAGCGACAGTTCGGCTTCCGACTCTTTCCGCATATCACGAATCCAACCGGACACCTTCTTGATTTCGGTGTACACCTCGCTGCCGATATTAATCTTTATGCCAACGACTTCATTGCTGTCTTCACTACTCATTGTAATAAGTATTAAATGGTTATCCGAACACGGGCAGGCCAAGGTCGTTCAGGAAACTTTCGGGATTCTCGAAAGCCTTGTCCGGACGATGGTTCATCAGCCATGCCTTGTATTCTTTCTGTTGATTCTTTGTTAAATAAATGACCCTCGTGGCGTCGTAGGACATGATGCGCAACATCGGTATCGAATACTTCCACATATAGTCCTCACGGGACATGAACGGAAAGTTCTTCAAAAAGTCGCACATCGCACCCACCTCCGTCACTGCTTCGACAGTTGCCGTTGAAGACTCTGCTTCCTCTGTGTGGTCATCTCTCGGAACGAATCTATCTGAGAGGAAGCGACTGTAAAAAAATCCAATGACAGCATCTGCATCACCTCAAGAAGGGCGGGTATCCACTCCGAAGGCCTCGTCTCCCAACGGATGAACTCACACATCTCGTTCATCTCAGGGCCGTTAATCTTGTCCTTGTCGTTCAGGATGGCGAAAGCCAAACAGCGTATCACGGAACCTACGGACTCGGCAAAGTGACGGATAAGGTCGGTAAAGTCCTCGCCGGCTTTCGTTATCTTACAGCTCTCTTCGGCTATCAGCCATTGGGCACCCGGTTTGAGTGCGGTAATCTTGAACTCCTTCCCGCCGAGTCTCAACACCCGTGGCGTATCGTTCATTATGGCCGCTAAACGTAACTGGTCCTCTATCGTGACCTTGGCGTCCGTATTCTCTTCTTGGGTAATCGGATTCTGTTTCATTTGTCTTGGATATTTTTTTTTTGAAGTGAAAGGTCATTAACGAAAAGAGGCGGCGGCATCCTTACAGCCCACCGCCTCTATTTCAAAAGTTCTTAGCAGCCGGATTAGCTACCCTGCGCATCGCTACTGGTACCTTCTTCCAGCGTCAATACGGCGGCAGAAGACAGTGCGAGCGGAGTTGCCTCGGTCATTGTGCCAATCTTCGCCGACGTAGCCGTACCGGACAGGGTACCGTAAGCGATGTTGGTAGACAGGCTCTCGAACACCAGCTTGGGAGCGACGAGAATCTTCGGCACGATGAGGAACTTGTTGCTCTCGAACTCCACCTGAAGGGCGATGTAACGGCTCTCGTAAGTGGCGGGAGCGGATACGAAGGTACCGTCCTTCTTGAAGCCCATGATTTCCGTCAGGAAGCTCTCGTCGATGTTCGCGTTGTTCAACTCGACCTGATACTGGCCGGCGGTAGCCACCGTGAAGATGGGGTCGTCGGAGGTTTCACAGTCGATGTCGGTGGTGTCAGGGTCGTCCTGAGTCACACTCAGTGAGTCAGCGATGACAGCGTTCAGCTCGGATACCTTGGAAGGTGCGGTATCGTAATCGTCACCGGTCCACACACCGACCAAAATCTTCTTCGCTTTGGTGTAAATCTTACTCATAACTCAATGTTTTTAAATAATTATTTAATAATCAAGTTGATAGCCTCAAATACGTAGTGAAAGTTATACGATGCGTTATACCCAGCCTTGCTATAGATGGGAACAATCGAATAACTCTCACTGTCGGAGTCCTTCAAAAATGTCTCGAACGCCTCTTCCATCTTTTCAAGCTTCGCTACGTTCTTGAATCCCGACTTGTTCGGCTTCGCATAGAGGTAGATGTTCACGGCAGTATGAGCGTAAGCCCCTTTGTCGTAAACGTTGTTCGCCACATCAAGTACGACGAACTCGTCCACGTCGGTACCGAGCGCAGCGGGAATGGCCGCATAGACATGCGTGCTCACGCCGCTCGCCTTCAACTTACTGTGAAGGTACGTCTCAATCTCCGAAACTCTCGCCTCTTTCAAAGCCATATATCAATTCATTTTAAATTCTACAATCCAATGGTGCCGCTCTCGTTTTCCAGCACGGTGAACTTGACCCTGTTCTTTCCGGATGCCCCGAGAGAGAAACTGCTGCTGTTCACCAGCTCCACAGCCTCGTTGTACAGGTAGGTGACTACGCTGAACCTGCCGGCCCTCTCGTTGATGGCGGCGTAGTACGTGGCGGCTACCACCACGAGCACGAAGCCTTTCTCTTTCGGGTGATACTTTTGTGTGGCCCATTGCTCGAACCAGTCGTGTCCGAATCCGTCAGGAATGTCCTTGTATCCACGGTGTTCTTCCGTGGCGTCCATATCCGGCCAAGCCCATCCGTACTCATACTGTCTGTCGGTGTTTCGCGACAGTTTTCCATTGTAATACACGGCCCATCCGATGGCATCCGACATATTCATCGTATCGTTGTGCTCGTTGTTCTTCCAAGCCTTGACGGCGAGCTGCTTGCCCACCTTCCCGAGAGCGGATGTCATTCTCGCTCTGAGGTTCTTCATCATCTTCGATTCAGGCATAGGCTTGAAGTTTAATCAGGGAATCCGTCGCCGTCCAAGTCGCCGTCATCGCCGTCACTGTCTCCGGTATCGGTATCACCTGCGTTATCTGTATCGGCGCTGTCCGTATCCGTAGAACCTACGGAATCATCTCCGCGGTCACTGTGCTCGGACACCACCTTAATTTCACACGAACATCCGCCAAGTTGTGACGGGCGGACAATCTCCACCTCTCCTACCAACAGGTATCCGTAGAACATCCCTTTGAAGGTCATTCCACGACGGACCTTGATGTCCTCGTAATAGTCTATCGTTCCGGTAGCGTCCGGATTCTTCTTCAACGGGAAATACACGTTGTAGTTGGCGCCCAACATATTGTTGTTGTGGAGCTTCGACGTTTTCTGAATGTCACAGTCAACCTTGTCTATAAGAACTTCCTCCGCTGTCTGCTCATTCAGCTTCTCGCTCTCGTCTACGAC